AAAAAAGAACCTAAATCAAAGACTAAAACAGTGGTACAAAAACCTAAAACAAAAGGTTCACCAGATGTGCTAAGCGTTGATTCTTTAGGGCATATGGTCTTACCAGCTGCGTATTTACAAGTGCTACAAGATACGATTAAAATAGTAGAAACAGTGTCAATCACACAGGATATGATATATGAACAAAACACTTACGATCTCGTCCAGTCTTCTTTTGAGTCTAGTTTTGGGGGCGATAGTGCCGATAGGTTCGACAGTCTATTGGGTGTCCAATCTCGCTACCAGAGTCCAACATACCGAAGCAGCGGTAGGTAATTTTAAAGAAACAGATACTTCTAAATTACAAGAAAGGTTGGTTACGGTAGAAGAACGTGTACAATTTAATAATGATTCTATTAAAGAAGTCTATGTAGGTATGGACAAATTAGATACGGAAATGAAAGATATGGAAGATAAGTTAGCTGGTTGGATGGAAACTGAAATGGCTAAAATTTATGATATCTTAAACAATAAAGGTAATCCATTAGGACAATAACATGGCTAACGAAACCGAAAAGTGTTTACTGCGTATTGAAGAAAAGATTGAACACATTCACAAAGATGTTGAACAAAACAGTAAAGACATCGATGAATTAAAAAAACAAGTTAATATGGGTCGTGGCAGTGTCAAAACCTTGATCTGGATTGGTTCAATCTGTGGGGTGATTGCAGGTCTATTCAAATATGGAGATGGAATATAATGGTAGGTTTAATAGTATCTGGATTATCTAAGGCTGTAGGGGGCTATTTCGAACACTCAGCAAAGAAAGCTAAAGCTAAATCTGATTTAAAAATTGCAGAGATAGATGCTAAAGTTGCTGTGCAGAAAAAGGTTGCGGAAGGTAAAGTTGAGTGGGAAACCGCTATGGCAAAGGCTTCTGACGATTCGTGGAAAGACGAGGCTTGGACTCTCACGTTTATAGCTATTATAATTTTTAGCTTTATCCCATACTTTCAACCTCATATTGCTAGAGGCATTGAGTTTTTAGCGACCTTTCCAGAGTGGTTACAGTGGTCAATTATGGCTAGTATTGGAGCCAGCTTTGGGTTAAAATCTATCGGTAAATTCACTAAATAGGGGTTGACATGAAAATGAAAAGTAAAGGCTACGCAAAAGGCGGAGCAAAGATGATGAAAGCTAAAGGTGGTAAAATGGCTAAAGGCTACGCAAAAGGCGGAGCAAAGATGAAACCTATGTCAGTTGCTAGTTTAAGAGCAGCAGCTAAAAAAATGGGGTATAAAGTCACTAAGGCATAATCTTGTCACATTTAATATCTAATATTCCCCTAGTTCTCAAGGCTTGGGTCAGAAAAGAATTTACACATAATCATCGTGCTTATCACGGTGAGTTTCTACACTGTTATGTTATCGCAGTTAACTGTATCCCAGATCGTTGTTTAAGTTTTCAAGTTATCTTTACTGGTTGTGAAGATGAAGAGAATCGTTTAGAGAATCCTCATGGTGGTGCTATGTGGGCTCGTATGCCAATCACCGCCTTAGTTGAAGATGAACCACTAGATGAGATGCCACCACCTATGCCAACTCATATTGCTCAACCTTGGGATGTATCATCAAGAGATCATTCTATTATTGTGTTTGACCGAACCAGTTCAAGTCCTTGGTTGGCTCGTATTGAGGGTGACTTTTATACAGCTAAGTATTACTTTACCGTGGACTATACTAGCAGTGAAATAGCTGATGACCCAGCTCAACATAAACAATCCCATGTTTTAGCTTTGACTGAAGGACCATGGAAAGGATGTTTTGTAGCGTTACCAAACAACAGAGTCCGAGTTACTTCACCTGCCATGTGGGTGACCGGGAATGGACCACCAGATTTTATCCCATCACAATGGACACATAAAGCAGAAGCTCATGACAGCTACATGGATTGGGAATACACATTTAATAATTTATATGCACCAGAAGGAAAGAAAAAGAAATGAAAATATCTATAGCGGGTTACGGCTTTGTTGGTAAAGCCTACGCAGCCATTTTGCAAAATTATCATGAAGTAGAGATAATAGACCCTAAACATTACGACAGAAAGGTCAGTGATGATACGGATGGAGTTATTGTATGTGTGCCTACCCCAGAAGGTAACAACGGAAGCTGTAACATGAGACACGTTTCTGAAGTTATGCGAGATTGCCCAGACGTTCCTATCTTAATTAAAAGCACGATATCTATGGAGGGTTGGGATCATTTAAGTAGTTTTTACGAAAAGCGTATGTCCTACTCTCCAGAATTTTTAAGAGCCAATACAGCACTTGAAGATTTAAGACAACAAGAATTAATTATGATAGGTGGGGCTGAGACTGATTTTTGGAGTAATATATTTAAACAAGTATTTCCCAGTTGTCCTCACATTATAGAAGCTGACCCTAAAGAACTAATATTAATTAAATATTTTAGAAACGCTTTCCTAGCTACTAAAGTATCTTTCTTTAATCAAATATACGATTTATGTAAAGCATCTAGTATTGACTACGAACATGTAAGAAAAGGTATAGCCTTGGATAAAAGAATAGGCACTAGTCATACACTAGTTACTAAAGAACGTGGCTTTGGCGGACATTGTTTTCCTAAAGATATAAAAGCTATGAAACAATCAGCTTTGTATTATGGTGTCGATTTAACTATTATAAGAGAAGCAATTCAGTACAACGAAACATTAAAAGATGAGAAGAAAGATGAGGATAAAAAGAACTGATTCTAGTTTTACAATTGATGGGTTTACAATAAATAATAAATATCAGTATGGTCAATATACTCGTAACGATAATGACGGGCCACGAACCTACAATGTTAAAGATAAAAAAGTACCCAGCGTTACGACTATCTTATCTGGCACACAATCCAAACAAAAAGCAGAAGCCCTCGACAAGTGGCGTGAACGAATTGGCTATGAAGAAGCTGCACGGATCACGAACCAAGCTGCTACTCGAGGTACAGAAATGCACTATGTCTTGGAACAATATATGAATGGACAAGGTTATTTGAACTTAGGTGATAATGGCTCACAGCCTAGAATGATGGCTCATCAGATTGTAGAAAACTTAGATAAACTATCCGAAGTATATGGTACTGAAGTAAGTCTTGCTTATGACGATCAATGGGCAGGTTCAACTGATTTAGTTTGTGTGTACGATGGTAAACCTACGATTGCAGATTTTAAACAATCTAATAAACCAAAACGAGAAGAATGGATTGAAGATTATTATTATCAAATTGCAGCATATAGTTTGGCTCACAAAAAACAATACGGCGAAATAGTCCAGGGTATGATTTTAGTTTGTACCAAAGACCTTCTTTTCCAAAGATTTATGATGAATGAAGAAATGTTGGCAGAATATGAAGATAAATGGTTTGTTAGAGTTGCAGACTACTATGAGAGGTCTAAATAAGCTTATACTAAAGCTTTGTTATATTTGGCTTGTCATTGCATTAGGTAGTATATTTAAACGCTTATATGAGCTTTGTAGAGGGCAAGTTTTTTTTACAAATAGTCAAAAACATCTTCCCCAAGCGTTTTTGCACTAATCTGTATTTTATTTTTTAAAGATTTTAAAATGTACTCATCAACTGTATTTTTTGCGACAATATCAATATATAAAACACTACCTTTTTGTCCAGCACGATGAGCACGATCTTCTGACTGTTGTCGATGTTCTAAATTAAAAGAATTGCTGTAATAGATATTAGTGTTCGCACTAGTTAAAGTTAAACCGTAACCCGCTGTTTGTGGATTACCAATAAAGAAACGAACCTTATCATCTTTTTGAAAAGCGTCAATAATACCAGGTCTGTCTTTAGCAGGTATCTTTCCATATATACACACGGTGCTGTCAGTGCCATATTTTTTTTGTAAAGCTTCCATAATTTTTTCTATAGTTCTAACATAGTTTGCCCAGATGATAACTTTACCATCAGTTTCTTCTAATATATTTAAAAGCTCATCAAGTTTAGCAGAAGGTATGTCTTTGGTTTCTCCCGTGTCAGAGGTATAAAAACCATCACACAATTGTGCAAGTTTAATTAACTCGGTTAATTTGTTATTAAAACTAATCTGATCGTTCTCAATAATTGTTCTGGCATCATCGGCTAATTCTTTGTAAGCCTCTGCTTGTGCAGGTTTTAAATTAACAATTCGTTTTGTGTGTACTTTTGGTTTTAAATCTAAACAGTCTTTTTTTAAAACACGGAAAGAATTCTCTTTAACTTTTTTCTCTAGCTCGTCTAAGTTTATATAAAAACTTGGTATGGGTATTCTTTTACCTGACTCATGAGTAATATCGTGCATGACACAATACCTAGCTCGAAACACATAAAAATTATCTGTTCCAAGTAACCCAGATCCTAAAAACTCAAACTGAGCAAACAAATCTAAAGGTGATTTAGTCACTGGAGAACCAGTTAATATTCTGCGATATTTTGTTAATTTTCCTAGTTTAATTAAGGACTTAGTTCTTTTAGCTGTACGATTCTTAATAGTGGTAGACTCATCAATAACCATCATAACATCAGAGCCGCAGACTTTAAGTATATCTTCTAAATATTTAACTCCAGACTTATGACTAAAAGCTTCAACATTCATAAGCACCACGTTAAGCTTACTATCATCGTACTTATATTCTTTATGTATTTTGTACATAAAGATATTTGTCTCGCAAGGGCAGTGGGTATTTAACTCATCTTTCCAATTTTGATATACAGAGTTTGGAGCGATAACAACTAACGTACTGATCTGTTTATCTTGATATAAGAAAGCAGCGTTATCTATAGTAACTTTAGTTTTACCTGTACCCATCTCCATAAGAAAGGCATATGCTTTCTTATGAGCTCCAGCAATCAGAGCGTCTCTTTGATGTTCAAAAGGTTTTGTTTTATATTCATATTTCATTGTCAGTATTTTATAATCCGACTGTTGACAATGCAAGACAAAAATATTAAGGTGTAGGTTCTATAAATATATAGGAGGGTCCTATGGATCTTGAAGCTGAATCTACTATAAGAGTAGACACGGCAATGACAGAAGACATTGCCACATCATGCAACAAGTTAATAGAGACTCAGAATGACATAGCACAGATTGAAGAACAACTAAAGAAGTTGAAAGAAACTGAGCGTGAGTATTCTGAGCAAACTATTCCTAGCTTGATGCAACAGGCAGGTGTAAGAACCTTAAAGTTGACAGATGGTACATCTATTGAAATTAAACCTTACTATGCCGCTAAGATACCCTCATCTAAAACAGAGGAAGCCTTTGATTGGCTTCGTTCTAATGGATTTGGTGATCTTATCAAAAACAATGTCACTTTACAATTTGGTAAAGCACAAGATCAAGTAGCATCTGATCTTATAAATGAACTAAAGAAAAAGGGACATAACGTATCTCATAAAGAGCAAGTACATCCTATGACACTTAAAACTTTTATCAAAGATGAAATTGAAAAAGGTAGAAGTGTCCCTATGGAAACTTTTGGGGTATACACATCAAACAGAACCACGGTAAAACGTATAAAGGAGTAAATCATGGTGAAAAAAGAAATTAGTAAGAAAGGCAATACAGCGATATCAACCGATGTCATGGGTGAACTAGAAGAGTTTGCTAATGACGGTCTTGAGAATGTAACTGCACGAGATGTAAAGTTACCAATTATTAAAGTTTTAACATCTAACTCACCTGCTTTAAATGAGAGTGATGCTAAATATAATGAAGAAGCAAGACCAGGTGATATATTTAACGAAGTATCTAATACTGTGTACAAAGGTAAAGAGGGCATGTTAGTTGTGCCTTGTTTATATGTAAACACTTTTAATGAGTGGGCTGACAGAGGGGATTCCGCTGGAAGACCTGTAGCTATTCATGGAGATCCTTCTGTTATGAAAGCAACACAACGAGCAGATGATGGTAGAGATAGAACTGAAAGTGGCACTTATATTGAAGACACTGGTAATCACTTTGTGTATATATTAGACGAAGAGTACAACCCAGTTGAAAGTGCTTTGATTACTATGAAGTCTACTCAGAAAAAGAAATCAAGACTTTGGAATTCAATGATGATGTCAAAAAGAATGCAAGGTAAAAAAGGTTTCTTTACCCCTCCTTCATGGGCAAGTGTTTATCGTTTAACTACAGTGCAAGAGTCTAACTCTAAAGGTACTTGGTATGGATGGGCAACTGCTTTTGATAGGTTCTTAGATCAACCAACTGACCAAGATCTATTACAGATTACTAAGTCTTTTAGTGATAACGCTAAAAAATTAGATATGGTAAGTGGTGTTGATTTTAATGATGAAAAAGTTTTACCAACCAAAACAGTCACCTCTGATGTTATAGAGGGCGAGAGTAAAGACGTACCTTTTTAACTCATGCATAAAGAACTGTTTAAACTTTTTCAAGGTGACAATACCTGTTATCTCAAGTCCTCGCTTACTGGCGAGGATGATGAGAGAGGTAAGAAAGGTGCTCAATACCAAACGGTACACGAGTCACTCACACCCACCCACTGGAAACATCATTTAGCAGGCAAGACTCGTATAGGCATTCGTCCTGAAATTGGAGATGAATGCTTATGGGGTTGTATTGATGTTGATCCGAATAACTATAAAGACTATTCCGAAAAAAAATATGTAGAGATTATCACAAGGTATGGGTTGCCATTTGTACCTGTAGCATCTAAGTCTGGTGGTCTGCACATATTTGTTTTTTTTACTGAGTTAGCTAAAGTTGACAAAGTATCCAAAAAACTAAATGAAATAAACGAACAATACTTCTTATCTAATGAAGTGTTTCCAATGAACAAGGCAGTGAATATGCCTTACTTTAATTCTGACCGCACTATGGAGTATGCGTTTGATGAGAACAACACACCTTTGATGGTAGGTGGTTTTTTAGATTTAGCTGAGAAAAAGAAAGTTAACCCAAATGACTTTTTTAAATTTCAAGTACAAGATTATGAAGCTGAATCAGAATGGAGTCATTACCCACCTTGTGTACAAAAATTAATACAAGAAGGTTGGTCAGGTAATAATCGTAATAATTATTTGTTCAATGTCTTAGTGTTAGAGATGAAGAAGAACTCAACCTTAGCTGTTAAAAATTTAGAAGAGATTGGTTTAGCCCGGAACTCAGAAATATTTTCTACTCCTTTACCAAGAAACGAAGTTAGCTCATTGTGTAAGTCAGTACATAAACAAGGTTATGAATTTCAATGTCCACCAAAACATGCTGAGTTTCAACCTATTTGTAACAAAGAACTTTGCAAGAATAGAAGACTAGGAATTGGTGAGGCTATTCCAGAAATCATTGATGCGTTTGGTAACATTACCTACATTCAAGATACTAAAAATGTGTGGTATGAGTTTGATTTTAAAGGACAACATGTTATGGTTACCCCTGAAGATATGAAAGATGAAAAGTCTTTTAGGGTAAAACTTTTAAGACACCGACTGTATTGGATGACATTGCCAAAGCCTCCCAAAGGTCCATCACCTTTTGAATTATTGATGAAAGGTATTGTGGAGAAAGCAGAAGAAAACAAAGAGCATATGTATGAAGATACTTTAGAAGAGGAACGATACAAAGTGTTAAAAGATTTTTTTGAATCACATGTTGAACAAGATAAGTTTAACAAACTAAAAGATGGATATGTGGTTTTAGATTCTAAAACAAACATTTGCTATTTTAAGAAAATAACCCTTGACCAATTCTTGAAAAAGAAAGCTAAAGTATTTAATACTACCGCAGATGCTATTAGATTGTTAGGTTGTAAAAGAAAAGATTATCACGAACATGAAAAGAATGTTTGGTATGTGGAGATGCCAGAGTTCGTAAATCATCAAGCAATAAAAACCAAAATACAAGAAAAGACCTTAACTGAAATGGATGACAAGTACCATGATAAATTCAGGAATCCAAAAACAGAAAGCGATTTACCACAAGACCATTAAGATATTTGGACCACCTGGCACTGGTAAAACGCATACGTTAATTGAGAGAGTCCTAAAGGGTTATCTTAAACGTGGTGTACACCCTAGCGATATTGCGTTTATCTCCTTTACTAATAAAGCAGTAAACACGGCTCGAGACAGAGCATTGGCAACCTTTCCTGAATTTACTACCGATGACTTTGCCAGATTTAAAACGTTACATAAGTATTGTCGTAGATACTTTACCGAAGAAGTATTTGATCCTAAGAACTGTATGTTGGATTATGCCATGGAAGCTAAAATCATTAAGACCTCTGACAATCGATTAGCTGATGATAACTTTACCTACAAGGATTGGTCACTGGGTGTGTATGACAAAGCAAGAAACATGTTACAAGACCCACGGCTCGTGTACAAAAAAGAATCTTATAAAAAAGATAACATGGATATTTACCTCAGAAAGATTGCTACTTACGAACATTACAAGAAAGAATCTTTTATTGACTTTACCGATATGATACAACGAGCAATTGATGAAGTTGAGTTTCCACCACTTGAAGTATTGATACTTGATGAGGCACAAGATTTTACTCCTTTACAGTGGTCAGTCATATATAAAATATCTGAGAATGTAAAACGTATTTACTTAGCAGGAGATGATGACCAAGGAATATACAAATGGAACGGTGCTGACCCTAAATATTTTACCACTTACTTTCCAGGAAGACCTGTCATTTTAAGAAAAACTAGACGTTTTGGTGAGGCCATACATCATTTTTCACAAATCATTAGACGGGGTATATATGATAGTGTTGAAAAAGATTACGACTTTCAAGATAAAAAAGGTATGGTAAAACGCTATTTAAGTTTTAAAGAAATACCAATTGGGGAGACACCGGGCACTTGGTATATTTTAGGTCGTGTTAATACCACTGTTAATGAATTGCGTATGTGTGCTAAAGATGCAGGTCTTTACTTTTCTAATAATAAAGGTAATAAATCTTTTGATGATAAACAATGGAAAGCAATAAAGGCTTGGACTACGTTAAGTAATGATAAAACAATTAACAGAGATCAAGCCGAAAACATGTATCGTTTTATCAGAGATTTAAAAGAGGTTGTTTTTAGACAACCTAAATTTTGGATGGGACAACCGAATACCAAACAATATACTTTTGAAGATTTACAAGAATGGTGTGGTTTAGATTTACCTGATGAAGCTAAACAATTAGCTTGGTGGCAAATATTACAGAGAAATTTTAAACCAGAACAGGTAAACTATTTTATCCGGTTACTAAAAAGGTATGGGCAAAAAACTTTAGATGAGGAGCCTAAAATTATAATTGATACAATACATTCTGTTAAAGGTGGGGAAGCAGATAATGTTTTATTATATTCAAAAACTAACTGGCCGTCGGCTTATGCTAATAAAAATTTAGAAGAACAAGCCGATGAGAAAAGAGTTTACTACACAGGTGCAACCAGAGCTAAAGACTCATTGCACTTATTATCTACAGATCATCGTTATAATTACCCAATGGGTGAAGATTATTTCGTATACCTACAGGAGAAACAGAATGGTTGATAAAGGACTACAACTAAATTTTAGTTTTAAAAAAAGCATTTGGTCAGCTCCAAGTGAGTATAAAGATTTAAGTGGTTATGATGAAATTGCCATTGACTTGGAGACTCGTGATGACGGCATTAACCAAGGCATGGGGGCAGGTTGGGCCACTCAGTCTGGTGCGATTGTAGGGTTTGCAGTAGCGGTATCAGGTTGGCAAGGTTACTTCCCATATGGACATTTGGGTGGTGGTAACTTAATTAAAGAACAAGTATTAAGTTATATGAAAGAAGTTTGTTCGTTGCCTGGCACTAAAATCTTTCATAATGCTCAGTATGATGTTGGTTGGTTGTTAGCCAGTGGTATCGAAGTCAAAGGTCAAATAGTGGATACTATGGTCGCAGGTGCTTTGATTGATGAGAACCGTTTTAGTTTTAGTTTGAATGCCCTATCTAAAGATTATCTTGGGGAATTAAAAGCAGAGACTGATTTAAAAGAAGCTGCTTTACAACATGGAGTCGATCCGAAAGGAGAGATGTGGAAGTTACCAGCAGAACATGTTGGCTTTTATGCGGAACAAGACGCACGGCTCACGCTTATGTTGTGGCAAAGATTTAAGACAGAGATTCATACACAAAATTTAGAAACTATTTGGCAGTTAGAAACCAAGTTATTGCCTTCCTTAATTGAAATGCGTATGCGTGGTATAAGGGTTGATGTAGGCAAAGCTGAACAACTGCAAGACGATTTTGCTAAAAGAGAAAAAATTATTTTAAAAGATATAAAAAGTTTATCTGGTGTCAATGTTGATATTTGGGCAGCCAGACAAATAGGACATGCGTTTGATAAATTAGGTGTTGATTACCCTAAAACAGCTAAGACTGGAGAACCTAGTTTTACACAAAACTGGTTGACTAATTCAGATCACCCGTTGAGTAAACTTATTGTTCAAGCTAGAGAGGTAAATAAATTTCAAAGCACTTTTATAAATTCTATTCTTAAATACGAAAACAAAGGTCGTATTCATGCAGAGATAAGGCAGATTAAAAATGAACAAGGTGGAGCGGTGAGTGGTCGATTGGCTATGTCAAATCCAAACTTACAACAGTTACCGGCTAGGTCAAAAGAATTTGGACCTTTAATTAGAGGATTATTTTTACCTGAAGATGGTTGTGAGTGGGGTAGCTTTGATTACTCCCAACAAGAACCAAGGATTGTAGTACATTACGCATCCTCTGTTGGCAATGGTTTAGGTGGTTCTAAAGAATTAATTGAAGCATATCAAAATGAAGATGCCGACTTTCACCAATCGGTTGCTGACCTTGTAGGAATTGATCGTAAGTCAGCTAAGACTATTGGTTTAGGTTTAATGTATGGCATGGGTAAAAATAAATTAGGCACGATGCTTGGTGTAGATAACGAAAAGGCTCACGAACTAATTAATCTTTATAATCGTAAAGTTCCCTTTGTCAAAGAGTTATCAGATATGTGTATGAAGAAAGCCAACAATGAAGGTGTTATTCGCACCAAGCTTGGTCGTAAATGTAGATTTGAAATGTGGGAACCAAAAGACTTTGGCATACATACTCCAGAAAAGTTTGAGAATGCCTCAGCTAAATACGGTCAAGCAAACATCAAACGAGCTTTTACTTACAAGGCACTCAATCGTTTGATTCAAGGTAGTGCTGCTGATCAAACCAAACAAGCGGTGGTTAGCTGTGTAGAAGAAGGCTTTTTGCCCTTACTACAAATACACGATGAGTTATGTTTTAACATAGAGAATCAAGACCAAGTGGATAAAATTAAAAACATTATGGAAACTTGTGTAGAATTAAATGTGCCGAGCAAAGTGGATATTGCTTTGGGGCAAAACTTTGGAGAAGCAGTATGAAAACATTAAGAGTATTATCATTAGGAGCTGGAGTGCAGAGCACGACATTAGCTTTAATGATTGAACAAGGCGAGATACCTATGGTTGATGCCGCTATCTTTGCTGACACTGGAGCAGAACCACAAAATGTTTATGATCATCTAAACTGGTTAGAAAAACAATTAAGTTACCCTGTATACAGAGTGCAATGGAGAAATTTAAAACAAGACATTTTAGATGCTTCAGTTGGAAAATATCATGGTTTTACCGCTCCTTTCTATACACTCAGCGACACAGGTAAGAAAGGTATACTGATGCGACAATGCACTGCTGATTATAAAATCAAACCTGTCGTTAAAAAGACTAGAGAACTAATGGGTTACAGTAAAGGTCAAAGAGTGGATTTGAAGAAATGGAGAGTAGAAAGTATTATGGGTATCTCAACAGATGAGATGCAACGAATAAAACCTAACCGTTTGAAATACATTACCAATGTTTATCCGTTGATTGAAAAAGATATATCAAGACTACATTGTTTTGAATGGATGAAAAAAAATAATTATCCAACACCGCCAAGAAGTGCTTGTACTTTTTGTCCGTATCATTCAAGTAAAGAATGGTTAAAAGTGAAAGAAAATAAAGAAGAATGGCAAGAAGTAATAAAGATAGATACAGCTATTAGAAATACAGATCAATTTAAAAAGAACAACAAATTAAAAGGAAAAATGTTTTTACACAATAGTTGTCAACCGATAGACCAGATTAATTTTAAAGAGGACGAGGATCAATTTAAGTTTGACTTTATGGACGAATGTGAGGGAATGTGTGGCAATTAATATGCTAGTAGAAAGAAAATGGGCAATGCCTTCACATAAAACATTTACTATCAAACCTATCAAAGAATTAATACTTGAAGAAATAGGAAAAGATTACTTAGATCCTTTTCCTTACCCCTTTGAACAAGATGCAATAGAGTATTTACAAAGCGTATCTGATCTGTCAGAAGATTATTGTGTATTTGATCCACCTTATTCCCAATATCAATTGAAACTAATGTATAAAGATTTAGGTATTTATTTTCATAATTCAAATGATCAAGACCAAGGAAGAAGAATAACAAAATACTGGTCAAACTGTAAAAAAGAAATTGTAAGAATTTTAAGACCTGGTGGCAAAGTTATTTCTTTTGGTTGGAATAGTAACGGTATTGGTAAAAAATATGGATTTGAAATTACTCGTATTCTTGTGGTTGCTCATGGTGGTCGACACAATGATACAATCTGTACAGTAGAGGTGAAACAATGAATCATCTAGACATGTGTTCCGGTATCGGTGGTTGGGCAATAGCTTTTCGTGAGCTTGGTATTAACACCGTTGCCTTTTGTGAGATAGATAAATATCCACAGAAAGTATTGCAAAAAAACTTTCCTGGTATACCCATTTTTAACGACTTAAAGGAGTTGACGTATGAACAAATCAAAGAAAGAACAAGAGTTGATAGCATTGACCTCATCACTTGTTCCTACCCCTGCCAACCTTTTAGTGTCGCAGGCAAACAAAAAGGCGAAGAAGATCCAAGACACCTCTGGCCAGACACTTTTAGGATTGTCCAAGAGTGCAGGCCCACTTGGTTTGTTGGAGAAAACGTTAGTGGACACATTAAACTCGGTCTCGACACCGTACTCGAGGACTTGGCGAGTGAAGGTTACGACACAAGGACATTTGTTATTCCAGCTTCATCCGTTGGTGCGTGGCACAAAAGAGAAAGACTCTGGATTATTGGCCACTCCGAACACAATGGATCACTTGCCACCAAGAAGTCCAGAAAGCACCAAGAAACTGCAAGAGGGACATCGCAAGGGCAGAACCAAGCCAAGCAATCTGAGGGAGCAAGTAGACCCAGCAACCATGAGAATGTATCCGACACCGACAGTAGGGTGCGAGGAAGGGGGAGAACAGAGCGACAGAGTGGAGCTTACCCCCAATGGCAGTTTTATTCTGAGGAAGAAGAACAAACCAGAGAACACATTCGGAGCGAAGTTGAGCGATGCGATGTTGTTTCTGGAGAAACAGAAGATGTATCCGACACCGAGTGCGAGGGATTGGAAAGGGGGAAGTGGCACGATAGTGGAGGAGAACGGGAAGTATTACCGAGTGTCAGACACCACCGGGGAGAAGTGGGGAGTGAGGTTGGATGCTCTGATGGAGTTTCAAGAGAAACAGAAGATGTTTCCGACACCGACCAACAGCGAACACAAGTATCGCTTGAAGGGCAACAGTCAAGCATCGAAATGTTTGGAAGCTCAAGCGAGAAGAACTGGTGGCAAACTCAATCCGAACTTTGTGGAGTTCCTGATGGGATTTCCTATGAACTGGACAAAGGTCGAGTCGGAAGAATCAAAGGACTAGGCAACGCCATTGTGCCACAGATAGCGTGGTTTATTGGTAATGCTATTGTATCAGCTCAGAACGCTCAAGAAGATAGTGGAGACTAGTTGACCAGGGGTTTGACAGATAAGCTCTCGCATGTCCCTAATTTTGCGTCTCAGCACCTTTTTCTTTCTCTCATCAGATACTTGATTAAGGGTTTTTGAAAATAAGTCGTATTGATACCACAGAATCTGTTTATCGGTAAAGCGTACTATTTTTTTCTTCAAGAGATTACGGTAGTGGCTATTGATAATATCTGGTTCTAACTCACCCCAGATACATATGTTTTGAAAATCTTCTTCATTGCCAATGATCCAGTTATGGGCTTTGAGTTTGGCAATAGAATTTTTACGATCAACGTGGACAATTTGGGTGTCTTCTAAAGCGTTAATAATTACAGAACGCCACAACCTTTCTTCTGGTAATAAATTTTTATGAGCTAACGCTTCCGTGGCTATCTCATAGTGTATGCTTGTTTCGTAAGGTTCTGCCATCAATGTCCATATATCTTTATCAAATGTGATAAGGTTTCCTCATACAATTGAATGATATATGAATCAGCTTCTTGGTCAACATAAAACGCATAATCTTTATAGATATTGTCAATCATGTGAGTTCTTTCTAGCCCGGTTAATGACTCAGGGTCTACCAATTCAGATACAAAGACGCTGTGGTCTTTGCCGAATAAATCTTCCCAAATTGATTTTTTGTTAGCCATACTTAATTGTAGGCATACTGATATTAAACTACAAGACTTGACATTTAGTTATTTTCTACTTCGTTGCCCCATGAATCCCAACCATCTCTAATGTTTCTAGCAAACAATTCTATATATGGGGCATGTGATACATTCTCTATCTTTTCATAAAACTCTTCTGGTTTCTTGGAATGTTTGTCTTTTGGTTTAAGTATTAAGGTGCTTTCGTTTCGTACTTGGGGTTTTAGTTTACCCTTGACACCAAACAAACAAATTTCATGTTGCCCTCTAAAGTAATAACCTAAGCCAAATGAAGTTTTTGCCCAAACTATATTAGTTACATATCTAAAACCCCAATGTTCCATAATGTCCAACCCATCTTTTAAATAGTTATTGGTAACCCACATATACAACCAACATTCGTCATCAGCTATATCCTGAACAGGCAATGCTTTAATGTCTGCTGTTTTCATTAACGAGTAATGTCGATCAGCACCACGTTTAATTTTACCACCACCTACTTCATTCCAAGGTGGGTCAGCATAAATGGTACGGTATTTTTTATTAGGAAATGGAGTCATCGTCCTCATCTACTAAATATGAACCTGTGTGGCCAGTCCCTTGGCACACGGTACATCGCTCACGGACCTTGACTATTTTGGTAGGTTTGGCATCTCTACCTTGGAACTGTATTACATTGTTCTTAAGTTTGTAGTCAAAGAAACCGTTGCCACGGCACTTCTCACAGATAATAAATTTTTTAATCTTGTTTGACATTGGGTTTGTTTAGTTCCTTTTTAAGCCCAGTCTCATCATACAATTCTTTTAACAGTTCATTGGCCAACTCTTGGTCGTCCATATCAACGTAAGTTTCTTCTATCTTTTCTTCTTCGTAATCACTCATAACAAATCCTCAAAGTAAGTTATTTTGACTCTTAGTTTATCGAGTTCATCTTTCGATGCCCATTGTATTTTATCTTCTTCTCTATGACTTGCCAAAGTATTAATTAAAAGCACTAAAGCCTCTTTGGTGTGGTCAGGTAGTTCATTGTAACGATGTAACTCGTGCCAATTAAGTGGTTGTGTTGCTTTATCCATTTTATTTGCCCTCATTGGTTAGTTGTTTACTTAGTTGATTGTGTTCTTGGTTCAGTTGTTCTATATCTATGCCTATTTCTTTATCAGTCTCTAGTCGTACAAAGTTGTGTTGCGTTTGATTTAGCTGTTTATGTTTTTCAAAATAAATCTGATACCACGCCATAATTTTTTGACAGGCCATGGCATATTCCCCAATATCTTGTATACCTTTGTTTAGATCTATCAGTCTTTTCTCATCTATATTACTCATTAGTGTATTTCCTCCTTCTTTGGTTTATCGTTTAATAATGATAGAAACTCAAGCAAATCAGGATTTATTTGTGTGATTGAGTTTTGCTCTTCATATAAATCTTTTAAAGTTTTATTGTTGACTCGTTCAGCAAACGTTACTGCTTTATCGATATGATTTCTATCCAAGTAGTCTAGCTTTACCTGGAGATGAAAACTTAACAGCATTGATTCATAGTGATGAATGATGCTAATTAAATTTAATACCTCATCTCGAGACTGTGCTAACTCCTCTCGTAAATTGTCCATTAATTCAGCAAAACCTTCTGGTTCTTTAATCATAGGCTTAGTCCCTCTCGTAATTGGTTAGAAATGTTTTGAGTTCATCAACCGTCATGTCCATGTCTTTCGCTACTCTCTCCTGATAACCACGCATCATGACGGCTACCATTTCACCAGCAGTACGATGTTCGTAGTTTGCCAATAAGTTTAAGCTATCCATAACTCCTTTTCGGATTGCCATCGTAGTCCACTTCGTTACTTCCTTTTCTTGGTTTAGTTTCATTCACCCTCCTGTGGGTAATATTGGTTTTCTTCTAATTGCTGTAGGGCATATTGTTCAGCTTCTTGCTCAGTCATACCCATATCTAATCCTTCTTCATACTTGTGTTCTAAATATTGTGTGTTTATCTCGTTACTCATAATTATTCTCCCGTTCCATATCGTTCCAGACTTAATTCCTCTTCTAGCACTTTGCAATAATCAAGTAAAAAATTTGCATACCACTCTTCTTCACCAAAATATTTATAAACTCCATAATGATTAATATCTTCTGCGATACAATGCTCTATATCTACTACAACCCAAT